GTGCTGGAGCTGCATCAACCGTCAGGGGAGCGGTAAAAGGGGCTGCATCCCTTAGTCGTGGTACGATAACTGGAGCTGCAGTTGGGGCAATAGCCGGTCTTGGTGTTGCAGCGGGGTTGGGGTCCGCTTATATAAATAGAAATGAAAAATTTTTCAGAGAATCTCCATACGTTGGGAATAGAAAATTAAGTAGAGATATGTCATATGGTGGAAATTTATATTCGAATAGAAACACATCACTCCAAACCGCGCAAGAATTAAATGCTGACGGGAACATTGTTTTGGGCATGCACAATCTAAGAAGAGGCGGGTGATAAAAAATGTCAGACATTTCAGATATAGGCCCAGAAGCCGCAAACATATATATGCAGGCAAATCCATATAGCGAATCTTTTGATCCTCGAGCCGTTTCTCCAGAAGCAATTGAACAACTGCCTGGTGTAATGGGGTTTTTGACCTCTCCCGGTTTCGAACAGTTCGCCAGAGCAACAAATCCAATTACCATTGCTGGTTTTGCCGCGTTTAGATCTCAAAACACACTGCTTAGGGGTGGAATTGGTGACGATGTAGGTAGTATACACGAAAAACTTCGCAGAGGTAGAGGCAAGTTTAGTAATTACTCGGCTAAATCTCTTTCTTTAACACCAAGTGCCGGTGCAAATCAGTTTGTTGGCGGTCAAAGTATAACAGGCAGAGTAACTGGTCGTGGTGAAAGACTAAGAAGGAAACAGGCGGCTCAGGGTGGTAAAACTCCTTTAGTGAAAGGATTTTTAAAGAACAACGCAACGCTTAATCCAATGAGGTTTTTTAGAAAACAATCATTAAGTGAATTTTTAGCTGGACCAGGAAGAAATTTTTACGCTCCTAACTCTGGTGGCGTGCTTGCCATGCTCGGAAACATAGGGGCAAAAAAAGATAATCCACGTTTTAGCGGTGGAACATTGGCAAGAATGGGAGCTTTAACTACAACCGAAAGAAGAGCTGCCCGTAGAAGGACGGGCGCCGCGGCTAAAATGGATCTTAATCTTGCTAGAATAGCCAAATATAATGCACCAGCAGGATCTTTGGCAAGTACTGTTAGAACAGGAGTAACTACAGCTAATATAAGCCCACATGCTGGAAGAGCGTTTGCTAGCATAGTTGCTCCAACTACAGTTCAAACCGCCTCTACCATCTCCATAACAGCAACTCCACTTGCAGGCCTTATTAATAAAGCGGTCAGTGGTGGAAATCTAACTGTGGGCGAAAGACGTTATTTAATGACAGAAGGCATAAGGGGTGCAAAGACCAAAAACATGATGAGGTCACTGCTAACGGTTGGTGGTGGTGAAGAAATGTTTACCGGCATGGGAACGGCAACCGCAAGGTCACTCGGCGGTGCCGGGGGCACTATGGTTATGACTGAAGCAGCAGAAAAACTAATGAAGCCGCTATCACAAACTATATTAGCAAACTCTGCATTTCAAACAAGAGTATTAACAGGCCTTGGTCAGGGGGTTTTTGCAGGCGCCATTCCCATGACTGAAGCTGGAGCAGCTCAAATGTCAAAGCAATTAATTCAAAAGGGATTTATTGAGACACTTGGATATAGAGGCGCCGCCCACGCCGCTGCTGCCGGTGGAGGGAGAGTGGCCCTGGCTGTTGGGGGCCAAGCTTTACTAAAGGCGATGCCGGGAATAAATATGATATTTGCAGCCGATTTGGCCTATCAACTGGCTAAACTTGGTGGAATGGCTGTTAAAGGCGCAATTAATTTTGGGAAAGACGCAATGAAGTCAATGCAGGGAAATATAAATGGCGGAATGTTCGCAACCTACAAGGATGACGAGGTAAGGGCAACGTCAAGGGCCAGGGGGGTCATGGCAATCCAAAATTCAAGACTCAACGCCAGATCACTTCTTGGTTCGGAGGGCGCGATGATGGCTGCGCATTTTGGGTAAATATGCTGGCTCAAACAAAGGGGTTTAGAAAACAACTAGAAGCACTTTCTAGGGAGGATTTAATTGAGATTATTCAATCACAAAACCCAGAATATGTAAAACAAATTAATAGAATTGAATGGGTGTTTAAGAATAAATTATCTCACCTGAATTGGCAGGACGGCTCGCCCATCACGGAAAGATCGATGACCAATAACGAGTTGGCGCTTTTGATAGATGAACCATTCGAGATCGACAACACGCTTTTGAATGCGGGCTTGTCCGCAGAAATACAAAGACAAATACACATAGCCAAAGATCCTTGTAGATGGGCAAAATATTTTTTGCGGAGTTGAGACCAGGGTTTACCAAACCCTGATATTAAGAGATCCCTCATTGCGCAAGGTGCTGAGGGCTGGTCGTCGTTTGGGTAAGACATTTAGCATGGCGATCGCGCTTCTGCATTACAGTTATACGAACAAAGATGGGCGTTGTTTGGTTATTGCCCCGATGAAGACGCAGGTAGAACTTATCTATCAGGAAATAAACAAACTCGCGGCAAAAAACGACGTTGTGCACAACTCGATAACACGAAAAGTCACTAGTCCGCAATTTTTGATAGAGTTTTCCAACGGTTCCACGATTAGGTTTTTTACCTCTGGCATGAGATCTGGGGGTAAGTCCGATGTTGCCCGTGGTCAAGAAGCTCACGTGATCGTTTTGGACGAAATGGACTATATGCATACAGACGATTTGGATGCTTTGTACGCCATGCTGCAAAAAACAGCGGAAGACCAGCCAGACAAAGTTTTAATTGGCGCTTCCACCCCAACTGGCAGAAGGGAAAGATTTTGGGAATGGTGTAGGTCCGGAAGATTCAGGGAATTCTGGTTTCCATCATACTGTAATCCATTTTTTTCCAAAGAACAAGAAGATGAGTTCAGGGAGCAGTATTCCGAAACTGGGTATAGGCACGAAATTGAGGCGGATTGGGGAGAAGATGCAGAAGGCGTTTACCCAAGAAAATTCGTTGACGCGGCTTTCGTGGAACCGTCCTGGAATTACACACCGGAAATAACATCGGCCAGGTCGGTGTATACCATTGGCGTTGACTGGGATAAATATGGCGCAGGAACGAATATAGTCGTACTTGAGGCGTGCCACCAAAATCATGAAGAAGAAAGATTTAGAAATAAGATCAGAATAGCTTACAGGGAAGAAATTGAAAAGTCAGAATACACCCTGACAAACGCCGTTAACAGAATTGTGGAATTAAACGATTCTTTTCAACCAAAACACATTTACGTTGACAGGGGATACGGAGAGGTGCAGGTGGAATTGCTTAGAAAATACGGGACGGAAAATCCCAGATCCAATTTAAGAGATAGGGTAAAAGGGGTGGGGTTTGGTGAGTTGATAGAAATTAAAGACCCGTATACTAAATTGCCTGTTAAAAAAGAAATTAAACCATATATGGTCGATAATTTAAGGCAGCATTTTGAAAAATCTCTTTTGTTATTTCCGACAGCCGACGAAGAGCTTTATATGCAAATCATATCATACGTCGTTGTCAGAACCACCCAAACTGGCAGGCCGGTATTCGAAGCCGGCGGATCTGCGGTAGATCACGCCCATGACGCCTTGATGTTGGCGCTGTTGGCTATCACCGAAAATTACGGCGAATTTGGTAGGAGCCAAGTAGCAACCAACGTTGAGTCGTTTTCAAATACTTTCTTCATGCCCAAAACGCAGGGTAAAAAGAATGAGGATTACAGCGGCAATGAATCTGGTATAATTTTAAACGTGAATCGAACCGGCCAATTAAAACCAAAATTTGGAAAAAAAGGCGGTAGTAAAAAAGTAGCCAGAAAGATGTTCTAATAAAAGATATGTCAATTGTCAATCCCATCCAAAGTGACACCGTTCCGCAAAACGCCGTATTCGCAGACTATAAGACCGAAACAAGCAGTTCGGTTTCTGACTACGAAGGTTCTGGAAAATTAAACGACGTCAATAAAACACTGCTAAAACACAAGTCTGGGGCTTACGGTAGCGATGAAACTTATTCAGTTTCTTTGGCGGTCGTAAGGCAGGAAACGGAAAATACGATATCTAAGTTAAATCAGTTTAAAGTGGATTTAGAAAACCTGTTGAGACAAGTTAATCTCGACCCATTCAACAACCCCTCTTTGGATGAAGCGCACAAATATGTTTGGGATCAGATCAATGTAATCGAAACAACTTTTCCGAAAATCCAGGTAGAGGGTTATCTGGGCGAACTCAAATATCCAAGACCGCCATTTATATGTTTTGATCAATATATTTTTTCAGAAAAAAACGACACGAGGGGTTACAGGAGGTTTGTTAAAGAATATGATAATGTTATTTCTAATTCCAGTTTTGGTCACATCTACGACTATAGGGAAATTGTCAAGTGCTTTTTGGCCGAAGCGGCCTGTATCAAATTCTCTTTAACGAGAGATTTTGGAACTTCCTATGAGGACGAATCGCAACAGCAAGTCGCAGCGCACTACTTTTACTGGCTCAAAATGGCACTTCACTATCAGGAACTCTTTGCCAAAAACATACCGCTCAAACCAACGCTCCTGCCAGAAGCCGAAGTGGATAAAGCAACTAAAAAACAAGCAGCGCAATTTCAAGCCTTTTTTTCGATCAAAGTAGACTCCCTAACCACCGCCATAGATTCGCAATTGGAGTCGCTGTACAACGATCTGGTTTTGAACTGCAATATTTTTTACGACAGTTTTCTTGGTCCAGCTCTAAGGTTCAAGACAAAGGTTGTTTCCGATTTTTCTGTGGATTTGCGAACAACAAACATGAAGTCGGATCTTCCGATAATGTCCGAAGAAGCCGTGATTGCGCTTCTCGTCGCAGAGGGTAATTTCAAATCGATCATTAGCGACCTCATCGAAAGAAGAAATACCACAACCGCAAAAATGGAAAGTCTATATCAAAATATTCTTCAAAGGAGAAAATATGCCGAATATATTTCTCAGCTCGGTGTAAAAGCGGTAAAAAAAGAAAAAATTACTGCACAAAACGTTTTGAACCTCAAGGACTATCAAACCCTGCTTGAGTCGGTTACCAAAATCAACGACACCAACCCACTCAGGTCAAGCCACGCTCTGCTGGACGACTTGGGCCAAGATAGCCATCCGCAGTATTTGATGAAATCCGGCGGGAAAATAAGTGGCGACATATCTGTCGACAATCAGGCAAAGGTGGACGGGGTCCGAATAGCCACGCATAGCCATCGTGGTTCTGATGGTTCGGAAAGAATAAGATCCATAGACATTGATTATGATTCAGTGAGAAGAGATATCCAATTAAATCAAATAAACGCATCGCAAAACGAGATTTTTATTTCGGTAGACTCTTTTGCCCCGGACATATTGCAGGGGGGGATACCCGTAGCGGACGTCAATATCAGCATAGACATTCCGGATGATTACGTCGATAAATATGAATTTGAAATAATGTATACGGAAATGTAACTATGACATGGTTTAAATATTTATCCAGCGATAACAACCTTAATTCTCCGTCGAATTTTGAATATCTACAAGCTCCCCTCAAAAGAGAGCTGTCTCTTTTGGCGCCAAGAGAATACATTCACAAAAATGACTGGTTGTTTGTTGACATTGGAAACAATGAAATAAATAAGATATACGATCAATCTTCTTCAAAGGGGGATCAAAACCATTCGTATTTGGTCGTATACGAATATGACGGTTTGGATCCATCATCTTTGGACTCTACTCCCTCTCCGGTAAAAACAAGAGTTGTAAATAATATTCTTTATTTTCAAGCCGCTCAAAACCATAAGCAGGATTACTCCATGAGCGGCAAATATTGCCTGTATTACGGCCAGGATTATATCAAATATCTTCATGCAACGCCGTATGTTCAAGACAACAAAACAAAATATGCGTATATAGCGGTGCCGGAAGTAACCGCAAAACTCTACGACAATCTGCAAAATTCACCACAACTTTACGACGCCACGCCAACAGATATCAATCTATACCAAACGGTTTTGGAAGAAACGTCAAAAGGTTATTACACTTTGGCTTTCTTCAACAATGGAATTGATTGGAAAGAATCCGTATCGCAAAAATCTGGCGCAAAAGCCTTCGCCACTTTTAGCGGACCTAATCTAAAGATTAACGCAATGACTGGTCCGTCAAATGGAAAAATAAAAATTAGAATTATTTCAAAACAAGAAAAAGCAACTGACATTGAAAAGGTGATTGTCGATTGGACGGAAATAGATTGTTTTGCGCTTAAAGAGGAAAAAAGTGTAATATACAATAAGACAAACTTAGAATACGGAGATTACAACCTTGAAATTGAAGTTTTAGAAGATAAAAATATTCTTTCTACGGGAAAATCGGTCCACATAATAAATATTTCTTTTTTGAAAAATATGCGCATAACATTGGGGGAACAGCAGCTCAGCGATACCCTGGTGTTTACCTCGTTGGGCGGGATTAGATAATGGCTAAGATCAAAAAAACCATACAAAACCTAAAACCGGGTAAGCAGTATCTGCTTACGGTTAAACCAAAAGACGCGGATGTGAACACCGTGTTAGATCCGACATCCGCGGTGAGATTTGTCGTACCGAATGACGCGACTCAACCTCAGGAGTTGGGTAATTTCGTCATAGTTGGAAACTACAAGTCAATTATGCTTAGCTTTAACCCCTCCAATGACTCAGATCTTCGTGGGTATTTGTATGAAATTTATCTGCCCGAAAGCATCGGCCAATCGGGTTCGCAGTATTCGCTCCTGCCCAACGCACAACCCCTGATATCCCGGATTTTCTGCATCAAATGTTATTTCGCTAGATGTTTCGCAAAATACAACAAGCCAAATTACGGTAAATGTTAATACCGGAGCGGCAACCCAGCAAACTACGGAAAAATTATATTTTGGCAGGGTTAGAAGCGTAGATACAAGCGGCAATCTTTCCTCTTGGACGGCATTAACCGCCTCTACTGCGACCACGCTGATTGATTCAGCCCACATCAAAGATCTAACCGCAAGCAAGATAACGGCAGGGACAATAGGCGCCCACACGATCACGATGGCCGGTGCGACTTCAATAATTAAATCCTCCACTTTTGACGGAGTTGACGTAGGTGGTGGAAGCTATGCAAACGCCACGACCGGCTGGCTGATTAATGGCAGCGGTAGGGCGTATTTTTACGACGCGACAGTGGCGGGAAGTATTGATATTGGTGGATTTGATTCCGGCTCTTTTCACGTAGATTCTGAGGGAAATATGTGGTTGGGTTCTGGGACTTTGGTCAACGCCCCATTCAAAGTCCTCAAAGAAGGTGATGTAACGGCTAACACAATATCAACTAAAAATTTGACACTTACTGGTCCCACCATAATGTCCGCCAATTCTCAAATTTATCTTGGAGCCGGAAACTACAATAATAGTGATACGCCATTTTATGTAGACAGTGACTCGCTATTTTCTCTTGGGACAAAACTAACATGGGATGGAACCACCCTAACCGTAAGGGGTAATTTAAAACTTGAAAATGGATCAGATGTGGCAAGCGAAGAATACGCAGATGAAGCAGCGGAAGAAGCAGCGGAAGACGCGGTAGATGAATTCGGGGAAAGTATTTACGAAGACGGATTTATCGGTGGTTTGACGATTAACTCGACTAAAATGTTTTATGGCGCAGGAAATTTCAATAATTCAGACACCGCTTTTTATGTTGCAAAAAATTCAGGTTCTGGTCAAGCCGATTTTTCGCTTGGCAATAAATTATCTTGGAACGGCACAACCCTTGCCATAACCGGGAGTATAACAGCAAACGCTGGCAAAATTGGATTATGGGAAATAGATGGAGGTGGAAGATTAGTCAGCGAAACATCCGATGACGATGGACCAATATATGTTTTGTCTCCAACGGAAGGAGAAACTGGAGCAATACGTTTTAAGAATATTCGCATAGGCAACAATGACATAACTGGAGTTGATTCCATAGAGATGGTCTCTCAACGAGAATCCATATATTACTCTGGTGCTAATAGTAATTTTACTGATCGACCTGATCCTGGTCCATCATTTGCTTTTTATTATGATACCAATCAACAGTTATGGGCAGCCATATACGGCGCAGGTGGGGTAGTTCTTGACGAATATTGTATACAAAGATGTGGAACTGTTCCATCAACTACGAATACTCCAACCACTACAACTACGCAATCACCAGGCGGAACCACAACGTCAACACCAGGCGGAACCACAACGTCAACACCAGGCACAACCACTACTCTTGACCCAGCTACAACGACAACCTTAAATCCAAACTGCCCAATCGACTGTAATAATCCTGGCGCAGGAGGATGGGTGCTCTTATTGAGTGATGCGTCTTGTGACTATTATGCAAAAGAAGGATGTGGCACTCATTGTTGTCCAAAGAGCTCTGGTGGTGGCGGCGGTGGTGGATTTGAAATTACCACCACCACTACTACCACTACTACAGCAGCTCCTGGTGGTGGATCTGAAACCGCTACCACCACTACTACCACCACAACAGCAGCTCCTGGTGGTGGATCTGGAACCACTACCACTACTACCGGATCACCGCCGCTTTGTTGCGGATATGAATGCCCAAGCACATGCGAGAACTGCTTATGTGGTCCGTTCTAATAAAATGCTTGATTACACATATCTTACAAAAGTGCTATAATGGTAATTAATATTTTTTGAGGAGTGTTATGGAAACACGTTTTTTTGCAGGAATAGTAGATGGTGATGTTTTTTGGATATTTAAAGTTGATAACTCTTACCACAGATCTGATCAGGTATGTAGCGCGATTATCAATAATCCAATTATTATAGAAACAACTAATCTAATTAATGACCCAAAACCGGGATGGAATTGGGATGGTTCTAATTTTATTAGTCCTAATGAAGAATCAGAAGTTTTTAATTCAACTACTCCAATCTTGCGATTTGTTGGTGTTTTAAACAATAAGGTAGAATTTAATTTTACATACTCAATTAATACGCCCAATGTACTTAGGTTAACTGCAGGCCTGAGAAGTAATCCGATATTTATTGAAATAACAAATTTACCAACAAAACCAGATGTTGGTTGGACTTGGAATGGCTCTGAATTTCTTGAACCATATATAGGATGGTAGATATGCCCAGCGCATGGCAATTATACAAACAGTCCCTAAAAGGTCAAGCTAAACCATGGCATTTGCTGAGCTCAGAAAACAGAATAGATGAAGAGACTGCCAAAGCCAGAATAGAAATATGTGATCAATGCCCAGAGCTAATTCAGTTAACAAAACAATGCAAACAGTGCGGATGTTTTATGGTTGCGAAAACAAAACTAGCGATTGCTGAATGCCCAATAGGAAAATGGTAAATGTCATCCATATTTGTGCAAATACCCTCATATTGTGATTTTGAATTGCCTAAAACTATTCTAAGCGCAACGCAAAATGCTAGCCAAGAAAACATAATTAATTTTGGTATTTCTAATACAACTTTAAACAAAAATTATATTTATATTCCAAAATTAAATTTACATTGGTCAAAAATAAATGTTTATGAAAGTATAGCTCCTGAAAATATAGGCTTACAAAAAGCTAGAAAAATAGCAAATAATTTTTATGACGGAGAAGATTATTATCTTCAAACAGACGCACACATGAGGTTTGAAAAAGATTGGGATAAAAAATTAATTGAACTTATACTTATGTATAAAAATAATGGTTTTAAAAAACCATTGATTACCTGTTATCCTCCTGCATATGAATATAATTCTTTTTTAGTGGAAGAACTTGGTAGCCTAAATAATGTAAATGCAATATCATTCTTAGAAGATGAATCCAAATTTACAAATACGTACGTACCATCTCAATTAGCTATTTCAGTAGATTTCGGATGTATGTATACTGCATCTGTTTCTGGTGGATTTATTTTTACGATAGGCGAATATACAAATATTACTCCAAATGAAAAAATAGCTTTTTGGGGAGAAGAAATACTAATAGCTGCAAGAGCCTACACCCACGGTTTTGACTTGCTACTTCCAGATCAATCCTATATGTGGCATTTGTATTATGATCATAATAAAACAATTCAAGAAAACGGAAGACAACACGTTTGGAATGATTTTCCAAACCATTGGCAAACAATGCAAGACGAATCGCAAAAAGAGCTAGATAGAATTTTTTCTAATGAGATTATTGGATTAGAAGGATTAGGGCTAGAAAGAAGCTTAAAAGACTATGCGCAATATGCCGGACTAGATTTTGCAAATAAAAAAGTTACTCAGTGTAAATGGGGATAATTTGTGCTATAATCAATAAATGAAGAAAAGGAGATGGTATAATTCAAAGATGTCAAGAATTAATCAAAAACCGAATTGGCAGAGTAAACCTCAGGAGGAGGAATATGAAACCGTAGAGATAAAATCAGAAACAAATCACGAGGTAAATCAAATGATAGAACCAAAGAAGCAAACCCAAAACACTACGGTAGACTCTGGTTTAGACATAAATTTAGTAATATCTTCTTTCCAAGAAAAAATTGGTCAATTAATGACCGAAGTTGTAATAAAAGATGCTACAATTAAACAGCTAACTTCAATCATCAACATAATAAAAGGACAAAGTAATGAGTGAAACACAGGAACAAAAAGAATTTAAAGTAGAGATTAAAATATCTGAAAAAAATCTTTCTTATAAAAGCGATTTTTCTGAGGCAGAGACTATTTTTTGGCTTGAGGCGGTTAAAGGTCTAATTATAAAGAAAACCTTTGAATCAGTTGGAATGAATCCAGTAGAATAAATGTTGGGTAGCACAAAACCCAGATACTATATAGTTATCTATAAATTGACTACAAGGATTAATAATGGCGCTTAAGGACTATATTCCATTTTACACTGCCGATGATACTTCTCTTCAAAAAGAGAAGGCGTTTTCCCCAGAGGATATTGGATCAATAGCTAAAACTATGCGCATAGCCGCTTTGGCGCTTGGTTTTCAGGGTACTTCCTTTTTCTTTAGCAAAAGAGCTTCCTTTGAGCCTCCATCATATGACTTTGACAGAATTCATCAAGCTGTTGACACTGATTCCTATGTAAAGCAAGCTGTAGCAAAACATAAAGAGCTTTTTTGGAAAGAAGGATGGGAGATAGTATCCGAAAATCAAGAAGCCGCTATTTATCTAATGCAGAGAATTGATTATATGGAGATGGCTATGAAAAGGCCATTTCTAGATTTCTTAATTGAGATTTCTGATCAACTTTTTAAGTTTGGCAATGCGTTTGTTGTTAAAGGCAGGGGGGATATTGGGTCATATTTTCCCACAAAGCTGCAACCAATAAATGCAGAGTACCCAATAGCTGGATATTATCTTATCCCAACTGAACAAGTCAGAATTCTTAGGGATAAGTACAATAGACCAAAAGCCTATCAACAAGCAACTGATCCACTTACGTATTCCCCAACCGAAAGGGATCCAGTGTGGTCTGCTGATAGGGTAATACATCTTCACTTGGATAGGAAGCCGGGAAGGGCGTTTGGAACTCCATATATCAGTACAGTTCTTGATGACGTAATTGCCTTGAGGCAAATAGAGGAGGATATACAAAATCTAGTTCATAGAGAACTTTTTCCATTGTATAAATACAAAATTGGTACCGCAGAACAACCAGCTGAGCCTCAGGAAATAGATCAAGCAGCTTTGGAGATAGAGAATCTTAGGGCAGAGGGTGGACTAATTCTTCCGTTTAGGCATGACATAGAAATTATAGGTTCAGAAAATGCTGCACTAGACGCATCAAAGTATCTCGATCACTTTAAGGAAAGAGTCGCCGTTGGTCTTGGGGTTGCACCCCATCATTTGGGTATGACAATGAACGGCGGTAACAGGTCTGTGACTGATAGGCTTGATATTGCTCTTTATGATAAAATTAAGCAAACGCAAAAACTATTTTCTGAGATGGTGAGATTAAACATATTCAATGAACTTTTGTTTGAGGGCGGATACGATCCAACCTTAAATCCTTTGGCCGCTGGTAATTCTGATCGTTGTTTTTTTAAATTTAAAGAAATAGACGTAGATACTCAGGTTAAAAAAGAAAATCACATTATTCAAAAATTTGTTAACAATACAACAACCCTAAGTGAAACCAGATTGGCTTTGGGTTTAAGTATTGATGTTGATACCGAGGAACTGTATAGCGGATTGCAAGCTAAAACACAAATAGAAATAGCCAGCGCTCAATCAGAAATTTCGGCTCAAAATGCCCCTAGCCCTAAGAGCTCTGATGGACAACAGTCTTCGCAGGGAAAGCAAAGAAACTTGCCAAGCAATAGAAAGGGCGTAGGAAATAAATCTAGACCTCAAAACCAGGATGGTCGTAAACTTTCTCCAAACATTAGAAGAACTGATAATAAATTTTTAAGTGTAATTGAAAATCTGCTAGAAAACGAGTATAATGTAGTTGGAACAGATTTAACAAAAGAGGATGAAAAAAATGTCTGACAACAATAACATTCAAGAAAACCAAGTTGATATAGTACAAAATTTTAAAACTGCAGTAAAAAATGGTCAAACTCGTTTAGCGCTAGAATTTTTGGTAGATATAGTTGATGGAATATTGGATATAGTTTTGACACCGCAAGAAGAAGCTCCAGTTCAGAACGAAACAAAGGAGCAAAAACAGTCAACTTCTAAAAAGAAAGCAAAAGAACAAGTAACAGAAACACAAGCAGATACTGTAAGCTAAAGACAATATGACATCTGTTGTGATCGGATGTCCAATCTACAAGAGAGATTGGATTCTCCCATACTGGTTTGCGTGCATTAGCCAGCAAAATCTTGATTTTTCAAAAATTGGTTTTGTCTTTATTGCCTCTGCTGAAGACGAAAAAACAATAAAAAATCTTATTAGTTTTCGAAATTCAAGACCAGACATAAAAGTTTTTGAAATAGAATTTGTAGATGACATTGTTCATTTTGAGCATCAGAAAAACTCAAGACAATGGAGTATATCCAAATACTACAATATGGTACATTTGAGAAATTGTTTATTAAAAAAGGTAAGAGAAATACAACCAGATTATTTTTTTAGCCTTGACTCTGACATTCTGTTGACAAATCCAAATACGATTAACTTTTTAATCTCA